TGCCGTGCTGGTTTTTATTCGATGCCGATTGGAGCTACACGCGGCAGAGCGAATCGCTGATCTGGCGGTGCTCGCGGATCGTGCCAGTGGGGCGAATCAAGTGGATTCCGGATAGCGATCACGTCGGGTTCGACAATTGCGCGTGGTATGAATTTCTCCCGGGGCACACAGCCGGACCGCTGTTCGTCCCGCGGGGCGCGGCGTCGGCTGCGCTGATGGGACCGGACGAGCGCCGCCGGGCGGAAATCAAGGCGCGCGGGATCGTCGCCGAGCCCGGGCCGCTGTTCCAGTGCGGTCAGGAGGCCCATGGGGAGGCCGCCGCGTCGACCTCACCTGCACAAGGGGAGGTGGCAGACGCCGCACCACCGCCGGCCGCTGCGCCCGCAGGGCCATCCTCGCGCGAACTGCTGGCGAGGCTGCGAGGCAACATGCGAAAGCTACCGGTGCCGAGGATCACGGGATGAAACCGATTGACGCGCTTTTTGCTCAAGTCAAATGGACGTGCACGAACTGCGGCAAGCCCGCCGACCCGAATGTGACGTGCTCGTGCTCGGAAAAATGCGAGTGCGGCCACACAAAAGTCCGCGGCACTGAGTGCACGAACGGGGTTTGGCACGCCACGCAAGCCATTGCAGAGGAAATGGCCGAACTGATCGTGGAGGACATGGCGCAGAGCTATCGCCTGTTTCAAAAGGGCTACATGGTCGACCGACTCAAGCGCGCGGTGATCCGGCAGGCTCACGAGGTGATGCCGGACGTTTTCGACGGCGTGGAGGCCGCCCGGCGCACCAAACACAAGCGGTCGCGGTGAGTCGGGTTATCCACCGCAATAGGTACGGCTTGCCGACTCACCGGGAGGCTGCCAAAAAAGAGAGGCCCCGCGGCGCTGCGAGACGCCCGGGGCCGTGACCGATGAATGTTTTGGTGGCTGACATCGGATTTGCCCGCAGAATACGATTCGCGGGTTATGGCGTCAAGCCGCACGGAATCCAGCCGCCAGTTTTAACGGGGGACAGCCGTGACCATCATCCGACGCGAGCACACCAAAAATTACACCACAATTGGCAACGACTGCTTTTTGGACGAAACTCTGTCCGCCGAATCTCTTGGCGTGCTGTGCTTCCTGATTAGTAAGCCGAACGATTGGCGCGTGATGCCGGCGGCGCTGGCCAATCGGTTCAAGTGCGGCCGTGACCGGATTTACCGAATCCTCAACGAATTGTCGGATGCCGGTTATGTGATCCGCACGCGGGTGCGAGACGAGGACACCAAGGCATGGAAGGCCACAGAGTACGTCATTCGGGATGAAAGGGGGCCACGTACTGAAAACCCGGACGTGGCTGACCTGCCCCCAGAAAAGCCACATCTGGAAAAGCCGGACGTGGAAAATCAGACGCTACTAAATACTGATTCAACCAAAGACAGATTAGAACCAAATACGGAATCACAAACGGACGCGCGCGAAACGCGCTTGCTGTCCGACTGGCCAGCCGACTATCGCGATATATTTTGGTCAAAATATCCGAATAAGAAAGAGAAGGCGCGGGCGATGAACGCGCTGGACCGGGTGCGCAAAGCAGGAAAAACCCGCTGGGCCGATTTGCTCGCCGGACTGGAACGATATATAATTTCGGAAACGGTCCAACGGGGATTTGTGAAGTACCCCGAGCGGTGGATCAAATACGAGTGCTGGAAAGACGAGGAACAAACGACGCCTCACGCTGTTGAGCGGCCGGCGTCATTTTTCGATGTAGCGGCAGGGAAAGCATGGTGAACGAGGTTACCAAGGTCAGCGGGTCAGTTCCGGCAGTTCGCCCGGAGGTCGCTGCTATGGCCGATCACTGGAACGACCTTGTGGAGGTCGTGCGCGGCGTTGAGACGCTGCCGAGGCTGCCGGGCCACGAGGCGCGGTCGGCGCTGCAGGCGCGCGCGGTGGACCTGCACGCGGCGCTGCGGCCCATTTCGCTGGCCAGCGAGGAAATGAAGCGGGCCGCGGAGGCGTGCGCGCACCTGCTCGGGGCCTACGCGAACAACCGCGTGGCCGACCCGCTCGGGCAGGCCAAGCTTTACGCGACGCATTTACAGGATCAGCCGCTTTTCGCAATCCGGCAGGCGTGCGACGATTTCCGCAACCGGCGGGTGTTCGACGTGAACAGCGACGGCGACCGGGTTTATTTCACGCTTGACCATGCGCCGAGCGCGTTCCGGCTGTTGGATCAGGTGAAAAAGATTGCGGACGCCTATCGCGCCGAGCACTGGAAAATCAGCCGCGTGCTGAAAATTACGCACATCAAACCGGAGAATCGGCACATTTCCACAGAGGAAGCGGAAAGCGTCGCGCGGCAGATTCGCGAACTGGCGGCGCGGCTTGGCTCTGGGCTGGACGTTGAGCGTGCACAGGAGCGGGAGCGGATCAGGCGGGAGGCGCAGGAGGCGCGCGACAGGGCAAAGCGAATCATCGAAAATGCAGCCCGAGCCAGAGCGGACGAAACCGCGGCGCATCCATGACCGGACCCGACTATGTGCGATTGCCTCAATGTGCGCGCCCGCGTGACGGGCGAGCTATACGCCGACGACGAACGGGTAATGGCCGCGCGATTTTTCTGCGAGGATTGCCGCGCGGAATTTCGCACGCTCGTTTGCACGACTGACGACGGCGGCGTGACCACCCACCTGCGGATCGTCCGCACCGGCAAGACGGCAACGCAAACCTACAGGCTGGCATCATGAGTGTTATTCCATCACGAGGCCGTTTCTCTATGCCACGCCCTTTGTCTTACACGGTCTATCCGAAATGGTTTGGCGGCTTTGAGAATGCCCGTGCCGCGATGGCGGAGCTAGGGCGTTCCACGGCCGATTACCGCGGATGGACCTTCGGCGGCCTGACCATGACGCCGGACGGGTTTGATGATCGTGGGGAACGCTACATCGCGACCGTGGATTATCGGAATCGATTGTGCTAGAGGATTTCCGTTCCTGCGCCCTGCCGGTGACAGGACCACGGGGCGGCCCGTGTCCATGGCGTTACGCATAGACACTCCTGTTGCAAGCTGTGTTGAGCATTGCTCCACTGTTCCGGGCCGCCCCAACCTCTCCTAATTTATTTCGCCTATCCGCTAATTTAGCTATTGACGTAGCCTCCGAACCTGCTAGGTTAATCAGGCAGCAGGAGATTCCGCCATGATTATCGAAACCTCAGACAACCGATTTTATACCGTTTGGCCGACGATGGTTCCTAGCATGGATCATGTCTGGAACGGCTATCCGGTAAAGCCAGATCGTAAACAAGGGAAGTGGGTTTTAACCGCAGCCGGTCGGCGCGCTCATGACGCCAATCGCCCCCAACTGATCCGCAAGGCCGCAACCCGAATTGTGGAGGCCTGAGCCATGGGCTACATCATCACATCCGACGACCCGCACGCCATCATCGCGCTATTCATTGCGCCTCGCTTCGACCAGCATGTGAGGGCGTACCGCCGGCACCGATTCGCTGCGCAGATCGCGGCCGACGCGGCCCGCCCGCTGGACGATGTGGCGGCTGGCCTGCGGGCGCTGCGCTCGCGCAAGCTGTTCGAGGAGGGGTGAGCGATGGGCAAACCGGAAAAGTGGAAAATGCCAGCGTGGATGGAACCCTACCGCGAATCGATCATCAACACGGGCGGCAATGCCGTCGAGGATATGATGAACGGCGACGCCGATCCGCGCATCAACCTTCCGCTCTCGACGCTGCAGGCTTGCGTGAAATCGCAAGTCGGGCTGCTCGGCATCTTGCGAAAGCGAGATTTGCTCAAATGACCGCAGCCCTATCCGAGCACATGACGCGCGCGCTAGCGGCGATCAAGGCCAGCGGTGGCCTCGCGATCCCCGAGGGCGGCGGGTGGTGGAAAGGTGGCAACGGTGAGCGGCTGACTTTCGTGCATCCAGAATATCAATATCCGCTTTCTGTGCAAACAGCCACAATTTACGCGCTCGTCACTCGGAATCTGCTCGCACGTAAGAATTTCGACCGCGCGGCGTGGCGCGACACTTACGAGGTGGTGCCGTGAAGCGCATCTACTCTGAGGACGGAACAAAGTCAGCGCCGGCATGGATTGTGTTGAGCGCATGGATCATCGCTGCGCCATTCCTGCTTTCGTTCGCCTTTTTCTGGACCTTAATCAAGGAAATCCGTCGCGCTTTTTGGTATGCTTGGTTGGAAGTGAGAATCGAAGTCGAATCGGCGCAGACCTATTGGCGGGAGCGTCGGCGATGATCGATAGGCAACACGGGAAAATCGTAATCGAATGCGACTCGTGCGACGAGGTTTTCGAGGGCGAGCCGCGCGAGGAATTTGCCGATACGTGGGCCAGCGCCAAGCGCGACGGGTGGAGCACGCGACAGATTGCCGGCGAGTGGCTGCACGGTTGCCCGCGCTGCGGAGCGCCAACGTAATGGCCGAACTGCTGTTGCCGTTCTTGGTGCTGATTGAGTTTTTGCGGCTCGGCGGCAATTTCCTACGGTGGCTGGATTCGATTTATCTGCTGTGGCCAGTCGCCGCGGTTGCTGTAGTTTTCGAAGTGAGACGACGCCGAAGGAGTCCATGATGGCACGCAAGGCAAAGAAACTGATCAAAAAGCCGAAACGGCGATACGGCCGCGGCAAGCCGAAGGGCAGGCCACCGAAGGCTCTCCAAAAGCGCAGCCCGCGCTTTATCGGAGCAATGTGAATGAAATTGCTTGCCGCCGCGCTCCTGCTGGCTCATCTGAGTTATCCGCCTGACTGCTGCGGCGGGGACGACAAGCACGGGGATTGCCGGCCCGTGCCGTGTGCGGAGATCAGCGCGTTGAACGACGGGCTGGTGTGGCACCGCCTGTATTTCGATGCGGAGCGTCGCCGCGTGTCGCCCGATACGCAATGCCACGTCTGCGCCCGGAATGACGCCTACCCGTTTTGCATTTTCACGCCGGAGGCCACATCGTTGGATGGGACAGTTGGATATCTTCAGCCTCTCGCCGATCTGAAGCCAGCAATGCGCGCCCTCGCAAAGCGCATGGTCGCCAAGGGACTGCTCAGCAAGCGCGGATTCCGTAAGGGCAAGGTTTACGTCACGCAACGCGGCAATCGAGCATGGGAAGCGCGAACCATCTGCGAACGCGGAGGAGACCCGCGCGATGACTGAAGGACCCCCGCCCATGACCTCGCTGGAGCTTCTGCCGCCGACCGAAGTGATCGAACGATTGCGTAAGGGCGCGAGCGATCTTTGTTGCCCCGAATGTTGCTACGCAAACACCATGATCGCCGCTGCCGATCTTATCGAAGCCCTCACCCGCGCACCCTCCACGGTGGGAGTGGAGGCGGACGAAACTGGCTGGCTGATCGAACGCGGCGACGTTAAGCCGGAAATGATCCTCTACTTTCGGTTCGAGATCGTGGTCGATAAGGGCATCACGATCAAGCACTGGTCTTGGACTTCTGACAATTTGACCGCAACGAGATTTGCTCGAAAGGTTGATGCCGAACTCGCTTGGCAATGCGCAACGCAGCGCGATATCAGCGATGTCGATATTGTCAAGCATATGTGGTGCGGTCCCACCCTCGCGAGTGAGAAAGAGGGCGGGAAGAACGTCACCGACGAAATGATTCGGGCTGGTCGAGCCGCCCACCACAAGCACGGCTGCGGTGCAGTGCGAGAGATTTTCACCGCAATGCTCATGGCGCGGGATCAACATTGATGAAGATGTTGGCTCTAGGTATCACCCTGCTTGCCTTCGCCTTTGTTTTTGGCGGGTATCATATCGTGCACAAGCCGACGCCGGAACAATTGTTCGGTTGCAAGTTTAGCGAAGTCACACCCAGCGGAGAATGTCCGTGAGCGATGCCCACGAAAATCCACGGCAGGAGCGTCCCCAAATCGTCAGCGTGCGCATGGAATATGCCGCACTCAAGGTTCGCTTTGGCAACACCACGCATCTGCGTATCGCATCGAACAAATTGATCGGTCATCAGTCGTGGCGCGAGGGCTATGGCACTCGTAAATTCGTTATCGAATACATGACGACGGCTGGAACGATCCGCTCCGAGTACGACACGGAAGAAAAATGGAAAGCAATTTTGGCGGGACTGGATGCTGCGCTGGATGAGCCAATCTAAGAAGGATAATCTAGCGGAGTACGATGATGTCGAATGAGCAACCATTTGATATTTGCGAGTGTGGCGACTATCGCCACCAACATGTTGACGGCATTGGTCGCTGTCGGCTCGGCAGCCTATGCGCGCCGTCCCAATGTCAAAAGTTTCGCCTTTTTCGGTGCGAATCCCCCACATCGTTGATCGCAAAGGGAGAGGGGAAATGAGTTATACGATGCAATCTTATTCGGATTTGCCCGAAAGCGTTCGCGACCATCTTCTCGACATCGAGGTTTTTATCAACGATGTCGATACTGAGGAAATTGACACAGAGAACGCCGTGAATGCGTTCAACCGTCTCGTCGATGGCATTCGCGCGCTAAAATCCCCTCTCCCTGATGGGGAGGCGGTCGCTTGGCGGGAGTTGCGCGAAGCAGCGAAGGCGTTAGATTATGATGTTGAGCGAACGGCCGATCATACGGAATGGTTTGTCTCAATCTCGCGCCTGCATAAAGCTATCAAAGCAGTTGACGCCTCCCCTCCCCCTGTGAGCGGGGACGTGAGGGCGGCGACAATCGAGGAATGCTTGAAGCTTGTCGTTTCGGCAAAATATGCTGTCGAAGATGAGCCTGAAATTTCGTCGTGGAATGCAGCTTGCGAACACATCGAAGAAGGCATCCGCGCCCTCTCACCTTCCGGGGAGAAGCAATGAGGCGGGCGACGCGCAAAAGAAAAAGGTCAAGGTACGGCGGGTTAAAGCGCGGCCAAAAGCGGCTATCTGCCGCGGAACATTTTCGAGAGACATTTTTGCGGGTGGGTCTAATCGCCCCGGATACCGAGTTTAACCGGCGTGCGGCTGCCTATGCGCAAGAGTCGGCCCGTATGGCCCAGCGGAGACCGCCTAGCGAGGCTTTCGACGGGGTGGGTCTCTGCCCTCGGCCGGCTGCGGACGTGCTACGGGCGACGCCAGCCCAGCCGCGGCCCGCTCTGCGGTCGACCGCACCAGCCGGTCCACATCCGACGCGCTGACTGGCGATATGATCGAAACAGATGGCAGCCTGCGCGCGCGGCTCGTTAAGCAGATCATGCGCGGTTGCGGCGAAGATACAGAGGTCGAAATCACATGAGCAGCCGCACCCCGACGCTCGGCTTTGCGATTTACCGCGCGCTTGACGGCGTGAGCGATCTGGCGTGCATCATCACACAGGTGGAGGGCTGGGAGGTCACAATCACGGTTTTCCCGCCGATGAAACCGCCGATGTATTACAACCGGATCAAATTCGATCCGCAAGCTGGGCCTGATACGGCCGCGCCCGGAACATGTTATAGGTGGTAGGTCATGGCAATTGAAATCCCCGCAGGCGATCTGGCGAATGCAACGACTCATGAGCCGGATTTATCCTTCCCAGCCGAAGTGCAGTTGCGCCTGATTTGGAAGGTCAACGGCCGCGCGCTCGTTCGCACAATGCGAATCACCGCAGACGAGTTTTTCGGGCGAGGCTCGGTCGGCGCTCCGATTTCTGGCGAGGCCATCGTGCAACATATTGAGAGAATGAGAAAAAAGGGGCCGCCGAGTGGCAAACGCTAAGCTAAAAATCGAATATTGGCCGCTGGCGAAACTAGCGCCCTACCCAAATAATCCGCGGGATAACGACGAAGCGATTGATAAAATGGTCGCGTCCCTTGGCGAGTTCGGCTTTCGCATTCCAATAATCGCGAAATCGGACGGTGAAATTGTGGACGGCCATTTACGCTACAAGGCGGCCGTCAAAATGGGAATGAAAGCGGTTCCTGTAACCCGCGCAGATGAGCTAAGTGATGCACAAATCAAGGCTTTTCGTCTTACGGCCAATCACAGCGGAACTTGGGCTCATTGGAATGCAGAAATGTTAGAGCACGAATTGCAGGACTTGGAGCAGCTAGGCTTTGATGTATCTCCGTTCGGCCTAGACGACATCTTGCCAGAATTGCAAGAGATTGAAGAATTAGAGCCCGCGTCGCGCTCACCACGGAAAAAGACGACGATATTCGTTTCCGTGGCCAATGCAGATGCCGAAAAAGCACGCAAAATTATCGCGTCAGCGCTTACGAAGGCAAAAATCGAGCACAACCAATGAGCCTGCCCCCGCTCCCATGGAGCTACCAAACCAACTCGCCCGCGGGCAAACACGAGGGCTCAGGTTTCGTCTATCTCATTGACGCAAATGGGAGAAAGATCGCGGCACTCTGGGGCAATCCAGAGGAGAAGATCGCGAGTGCCCAATTCATCATCGAAGCGTCGGACCAAGCGCACGTAACCCGTGCTAGGCGGGCATTCACGGACCACTAGCGATTTCTCAAGCCTTGCACTAGAAAGCCGCTAGGAGCCGCGCAAAGGCTCGCAGGAGCGATTGAGCGCCATGCCGGTGCTACCGAAGGCCAAGGATGAAAAGCTCGCCCAGCTCATTGCTAGGGGCAACCACACGCTAGTGGCGGCCTGTCGTGAGGCGGGTTACTCGCAGGACTCGGCGCAAGTTACTAAGAAAACGGGCCAATCTCACATTCAAGAGCGCATTGCGGAACTGCGATTGATGCGGGATCGCGTGGTCCAGCGTGTGATGGATCAAGAGGTCGAAAGCTCGGCGGCGGTAGCGAAGAAGCTTGGAATCACACGGGAAAAGATCATTCAGGCTCTGTGGTTTAACGGTCAACGATGCCTTCGCGGGACGCCTGTTCTGGACGAAAACGGCGTTCAAACTGGCCAGTACAAGGGCAGGCCGGACGCGAGCGGGGCCAATCAAGCATTCAGGCTATTGGGCCAGGAATGCTTCAATATGTTCGTTGAGAAGCTCGAAATCGGCTCACCAGGCGACTTCTCGCGACTGAGCGACGATGAATTTAACGAGAAGTTCAAGGAGGAGGCGCTTGCGGCAGGGCTTCCGGAGGACGCCGTGGTTGGGTTGCTGGAGTTCAAGCCACCTGATGATGGCACAGAAAATAAGGATTGATATTCTGCCAGAAGTCTGCCAATAATCTGCCATGGCATTGAATTGTCCCGACTGCGGCGAACGCGTTATGAATTTGCGGACGCATGTGTGCAAGGGGACCAAGAGTTCTCGCGGCGGCATGGAAAGCAGACATGCTGACAACCTCAAGGCCGATACAGGTGGAGCAAGGATCGTACGCCAATCTCCCGTGGAGCGAAATGCGGCCACAGCCGGAGTAGCGCCCGGCCCGCGAGAAACTAATTCCCGTGCTGCGAGCAGAGCCGTTGAGCGCAAGTCGCCGCTAACTAGCCAACAATCCGATCCGGAGCGGGTGGCTATAGGCCGAACAGGGAGTTCAAGTCTCCCGACGGGAGCCAATTCAAAGCGTGGGCGACCACGAATTGGCGAGCAACGCGACAAGCCATGGCTGAAAGCAAAGCCACCGATGAGCGAGCGGACATGGTATCGCCGACGGAAGGAACAAGAAAAATGCGGTATTATGGCGCAAACGCCACCGCGTTTGCAGCTCTACTGAGCAGCGCGTCGGTCATCTCCCGCGCCGTCATTGGCACCTGCGACCGCCGCAGCACGTCCACCGCACTACGGTACAGCGTGCCGCGTTTGAACCATGGGTTACCCGTGTTGCGCCGCTTGGGCGCGATGATCCGGACGTTGAAGTCCGGCTTCAACATCTTGATAACGGCCTCCACCTGAATCATCTGGGCGCGCAGCTTCTCGCCCATGGTGGCGTTGGCCTTGATCCTTCCGGCCAGCTCGGCATGAAGCTGCATTAGCGTGTGGAGGGCTTGCTTGGTCTGGATCGTTGCTGTCGGCATGGCCCGAAAATAGGCGGGGACGGCTCAAAATTCTTGTGGCGTTTGCGCCATAATACCGGAAAAATGAACGTCAAATACCTCGCGGACGACATTCTTGAGCGAAACATGTCGGTAAAGATTGGCGGTTGCCCCATCACCGACACGGCAGCGAAACTGATCGGCAACCGGGATTTTTCTTGCAGCATCGGAAGGGAAAGCGCCTTCTGCGACCCCAGCAACCCCCATATAATGGTAAAGCCGAGCACGAAGGCGATGACGAGTCTGAGCATGTCAGCCAGCGAGGAAGTTAATCAGGGATACGATGACGACCACACCGAGGACCACCATGGCCATAATCAGGTACTCGCGCGCCGTCGGGATACGGGTGGGATTGGTTCGCTTTGGCATTCAGCAACCTCGGCAGATGCTAGGAGGCGGCGGCTCAGCGGGCGGCAACGGATCGAACCGAGATTGATGGCTATCGCCCGAAGTGAAATCCGGAGCTGATCGACCCGCCCGCGATCATGGAGAGAATGGCGATGATGACGAGTATCAGGACAATCAGCCAGACCATTTGTTGCAGGCGGGCTGGGATCGCGATACCCATGACTTGTCCGAGAACCCAGAAAACAAAGTAGATGACGGCACAAATGACAATAACGCCTATAAGCAATTGGAGCAGCGCGATGGCAATTCCGATCATTTCCGCCTCCTGTGATATCGGGGTGGAACGCAGCGGGGGGAACTAAGTTCCATGAGCGAAAGATTTGGCGAGACGATTCGGATCACCGGCGACCGTCCTCCGGATTGGGATTTGATCCAGCGTCGGATGCAGGAAACAAAAACAGCAATGGACGATGCCCTTTATGGGCGCATGTTTTCTGATGTTCCTATCGCTCCCCGACGGATTACATGGCGCGAGCACGTCTGCCGCAAATGGGAGCGTGTCCACGATGCATGGCTAGTGCTCACGGGCCGCGCTGACATCGGTTACTGATGAACGGCCCACTAGACCAAGCCCTGCGCCGGCAGCAATTGGAGCGCTTCGCCCGCATGCTGCAGGAGAAGCGGCGGCGGGAGGAGAAGAAACTCCACAAGACGCGCGGACATCGTGACGCCGACGGCAATTGGGTTGGCGGCTTGCTTTCGTTCATGCGGTATTTCTGGCACATCCTAGAGCCCGGCAAGAAGATGACCGAGGGCTGGGTGCTAGAGGCTATCGCGGCGCACCTTGAGGCTGTCGCCTATGGCGAGATCAAACGGCTTTTAATTACGGTCCCGCCGGGCTGCTCAAAAAGTTTAATGACCGACGTTTATCTTCCCGCGTGGCTGTGGGCTACGGGCAAGCCTGAACTGCGTTTTCTCGCGTTCTCATATTCGTCGGACCTCACTGAGCGCGATAATGGCCGATTCCGCGATCTGATGCAGAGCCAAGAATATCAGGCGATGTATCGCGACGTGTTCACGCTTCGCAAGACGGGCGAAGTCCAGATCAGCAACAACAAGCACGGCTGGAAACGAGCATCCTCGGTCGGCGGGTTGGGCACTGGCGCTCGCGCAGACGGAATCATTATCGACGACGCGCACTCAATTAAAACGGTCGAATCGGACGATGTACGACATGAAACCGGAAGATGGTTCCGGGAGGTGCTGCAGGATCGTCTTAACGACATGACGAAGGGCTGGATTATCGCGATCATGCAGCGATCCCATGAGGAGGATATTGCTGGGATCATCTTGGCCGACGAAGAACAGATGGGATATTCCCACCTCAATATTCCGATGGAATTCGTTTGGGACGCGGACGAGGAAGGCCAGCCCTATCCGACGGAAATAGGATGGGTTGATCCGCGCTGGACCGAGGATGCGAATGAGTGCGAGGGCGCGCTGATGTGGCCCGAGCGTTTCCCGTTGGAAGTTGTGGAAAACCTCAAACGGGACAAGCAAGAATACGCTTTTGCAGCGCAATACCAACAAATGCCAGCCCCGCGCGGCGGCGGAATCATCAAAAAGGAATATTGGGAAAACTGGGCCGGGAAATTCCCCTCTTTCAGCTATATCTTTGGGTCGGTGGACGGTGCCTTTACGGAGGACGATCGCAACGATCCGAGCGCCATGACGATCTGGGGTGTGTTCGAAAACGAACACGGTCGAAATCGACTTATGATGATGTTTTCATGGCAAAAATGGTTGGCGTTCGAGGGCCAGAAGCTCAAACCGGAGCCCGATGAAAACCAAAAGGAGTTCATGGACCGCCAGATGAGGGAATGGGGGCTCGTGGAGTGGTGCGAACATACGGCTCGGTATTGGAAATGCGACGATCTATTAATTGAGGCCAAGGCCAACGGCATCGCGGTCGCTCAGAGCCTCGAAAAGCGCTACCGGAACCGACGCTGGGGCATTCGGCTAATCGATCCGAAGGGCGATAAAACCGCTCGGACGTGGGCTGTTCAATCGATCTTTGCACAGCACATGATTTACGCCCCGCTAGATCGGCAGTGGTGCCAAGATACGATCGCAGAGTGCGGCGTCTTTCCGTTCGGGAAGCACGACGACCGCCACGACACGGTTACACAAGCGGTAAAGCATGCTAGAGACATCGGTCTGCTGGAATTTGACGACGACGTTAGGGTTCGCGAGATAGACGAAGCGCGGCTTGAGACACTGAAGGCGAAGGATGCGGGCAGGTTGCGCAACTACATGCCGGGGACGTGAGTTATGAACCGACGTGGCTTTTTAACGGGATTGATAGCGACTTTGGCCGCGCCAGCAATTGTGCGTTCTGGCCTAATCATGCCGATCAAGCCGTCTTTGATCGTTCCTGAGACCATCGGTCCGATTAATCAGATTACGATAGGTATGATTCGCGACCATCTGCTGCCCGGCTTATTCGACGTGTCGGGGTCGTATGAAATGTTGCCCCGCCAATGGGCACGTCTTTTCGCACAGGAGACATAAATGCCACACGAGATTAACGGCGGCGGCGCCGCGCTGAACCCCGCGACGCTCGCGTGCATCGAACTTCTTGAGCATGTGCTGAAGGACGCCAAGGCGGGGAACGTCACGACGGTTGGGATCGTAGCATGCGGGCCATCGGACTTCGGGGCAAATATCGCGGGTCCGAACGCGCAGGCGGTTTACATGGGCTGCGGGGTGTTGCAGGCGAAGATTGTTTCGGCTGTGACCCAGCCCGCGCCTGACATGCGGCCGACGATTCTGAGGCCTGCTCCGTTAGGGCCGAGGCCAGTGAGGCGGTGAAATGATTGAGCCGCAATGCGTTTTGTACATCAATCAATTTGGCAAGAATTACGACGACTTGCCTTACATGGAAGATGCCAAGGAAATTGTTGACGGCACGATTTACCGATCAAAGCAAAACGAGCGTAACGTCTACATCTACCATAGCTCCAACAAGCAATGGGATGCGTTTGTTTGGAGCTACGCCTAGTTTCCCCCTCCCCCGCATTGTGCTAAGGCTGCTTGCGTAGAACCTCTCGGGGAAACTCCCCGTGCGTCGGCGCGGCGATGCTCGGCTAGAATGAAACCTGATCCTCCGTTCCCTGAGAGGCGGTCGCAAGGCCGGAGTCCATTGTACGGTCAAGGATTGGGACCCGCGCGCTATCAGGGGGAATGAGTGGCCGAGCCATTACTCGCAACCGACGACATCACGGTAACCATTGAAGGCGACACCGACAATTCGGTGCGCGTTGACCCCGTAACGGGGACAATCGAGACGGACACCGAAGACGGCGGCATGGTCGTCCACTTCAACGCGAATCAGCAAGCCGGAACGCAAGCAACCGATGACCCCAAAGAGTTCTACAAAAACCTATGCGAGACGGTCGGCGATGATCGGCTGGGCACGATCTGCGAGGAGTTAATCGAGCAAATTCAGACCGACGATAACTCACGCAAGGAAATGCTGGACATCCGCGCCCGGGGCCTTGGGTTGATGGGGTTCAAGCTGGAACAGCCGAAATCCGGCGTGGGTGATTCGGCCTCGTCACAGGATGGTATGTCGGTGGTGACGAACCCGCTGTTGGCGGATGGCTGCCTGAGAGCATGGGCGAACGCGCAAGCCGAGCTGTTGCCGGCGGACGGTCCCTGCAAGGTAGAGGATTGGGACACCAACGAAACGCAGGCCAACGAGCAATTGGCCGAAGATTTCGAACGAGACATGAATTTTTGGCTGGTCGAGATCGCGACCGAGTATGTGCCGGACACCCAACACATGCTTTTGTGGGGGACGATATTCGGCGGTTCGGGGATCAAAAAGGTTTACCAGAATCCGAGGCTTAACCGACCATGCTCCGAGAGCGTGGACGTAAAGGACTTCATCGTTTCGGACACGACGAAGGACCTCAAGACGTGCGAGCGGGTCACGCACCAGATCACGATCCGGCCTTCGGAAATGAAGCGCCTGCAGATGAAGAAATACTATCGGGATATCCCGTTGCAGCCAGCGACCGCACAAGCCCCCGACGCTGTTTCACAACGCATCGCGGACCAACAGGGGACCTTGGCGACGCCTTCCGCGCGCCCCGAAGATATGCCCTACACGTTGTGGGAAACGCAGTGCGAATTGAACCTGCCCGATTTTGCGCCGAAGGAATTTGGGGAACGTGGAATTGCGCTGCCGTATCTGGTCACCATTGAGAAGGATTCGCGCACGATCCTGTCGATTCGGCGGGATTGGAAGCCGGAGGACGAGGACTGCCGGCGCAAGCAGATGTACGTCAAATATCCGTACATTCCGGGACCCGGCTTCTACGGCACTGGATTACTGAATGTGCTGGGCAATTCGTCGGCCGCGATGACGGCGGCGTGGCGGTTGGCTCTTGATGCCGCGATGTACGGGATTTTCCCCGCCGGTCTGATTTCGGACGAATGCAACCGGCAGAAATCGAGCGTGATTCGCCCCGCACCGGGGGAATTGTCGCCAATTCAGACGAACGGCAAGCCGATTGGCGACATGGTTGGTCCCCTTCCATGGGCGGCCGGCAAGGGTCAGGCCGACATGATGGCTCTGCTGGACAAAATCACGCAGCAGACCAAATCGCTTGGCGGGGCGATTGAGATTCCGGTCAAGGAGGGTGTCAAAGACATCCCGGTCGGGACGATGCTGGCTTATATCGAACAAGCCGCGCAGATCATGCTCGCGGCCCACAAGGGGATGCACACCGCGCAGAGCGAGGAACTGACGCTGATCGCTGATTTATTCCGCGAGAACCCGGAGTCGTTCTGGAAGGGCAACAAGAAGTGGAAAAATTCATGGAATGAGCAGCGGCTGTTTCTGGCGCTGAACGTCTGCACGTTGAAGCCGCGTTCCGACCCGAACGTGCCGAGCCACGTGCACCGGCTGATGAAGGCGGTAGGCTTAATCCAATTGCTGGAAATTCCTGCCTTTGCGTCGCTGCTGTCACCCGCAGGAATCTTGGACCGCGTATTGCGGGCGATGAAAGAGGACCCGACGGGCATTCGGGTTTCGCCGCCGCCCCCGAGCGGTCAGCCATCGCCTGACGAATTGACGGCTGCGGCGAAACTCAAGGAGGCCGACAACAAAGGCCAAAAAGTTCAGGTTGACGCCGCAAAAATCGCGGTCGACGCCAAGAACCGCGAAAGGGAATTGGCGGGGGAGGAGACGATTGAGCGCGAACGCCTTGCCCAAACGGCGATTACTCATGCCAGCGACAACAAGAAAGCTGCGGTCGATTCCGTGCATAAAGCTTCCACACACGGCCTCGCCGTTGCCCAAGCCGCGCATGACGCCGTGATCGACCATGGGGAGTTGGCGATTAAAGCTCACGAAGCGACGAAGCCAGAGCCGCCGCCGACGGATGGGGGCACCTAATGAAACGGGGACTAAGCTGGAGTTCATGGGGATGGCGAATCTGGCGCATTGATTTCGATTGGGGGTCGCGCACGCATTGCGGAATCTCTCAATGCAACGATAATTTTGATATTGGGGCGCAAATCTGCGGACGACTCTTGTTTTTCAAGCATTGGAATTGCGAGAAGAAATCGCCAACTTGCGGCTAAGTCGCAAACGGTATAAAGAATCTATGCCATGCTTCTGAGCTAGAGGTGAGATGTCAATCGTAAAATCCAAGTCCGAAGCCGGCTACACAAGCGCAAACTACAGCCAGACTGAATTTTGCCGAGTGTGCAGGTTTATCGCTATTGAAACATCTTCATGCTCAATGGTGAGCGGGCGAATAAAATACGGCGGGGTTTGTGATTTATTCCAGCGAGATCACGCCAAGAGATCGCTTCCACCGCGCAACTCAACCGCCCGTGCTGGGCAATCGTCTTAGAGAGGATTGATCCCATGCATCCCTTCGGCAAGCACCGCGATCACATTATTCAACGCGAGCGAGTTTCGCACATCGCGGGCCACAAGCACCGCGCCTCGGGGGGCAAGGTCCGCCATGCCGACGAAAAGCAGGACCGCGCCCTGATCAAAGAAATGATCCACGACGAAGCTGAGGGCAAGCGCGCCAAGCACCGCCGCGACCGACCAATGAGGGCAAAGGGCGGGAAGGTTGGCCACAAGAAGCACAGCAACGTCACGGTCAATGTCCTTTCTGGGCACGGTGGTCCGCAGCCGGTTCCCGTGCCGCTGCCGCCCCCTCCGGGCGCTGGCGGTCCCCCTCCGATGCCGCCTCCTGGCTTGGGCGCACCAGCTCCGGGCGGTCCGCCTCCGATGGCGGGTGCTGGTTTGCCGCCGATGCCTCCCCGCAAACATGGCGGACGCATCAAGCGAGCTGAGGGCGGCGGCGCGAACGAGTATGCCGCACCGCAAGGTTCGGCGGCACGACGCGCGCAGGATGGCAAGGACGGCCAACCCCGCGCTCGCGGCGGAAAGCTGTTTTCGGACGGCCACACGGCCAAGCCGATGCGTGCGAAGGGCGGCAGCGTAAAGTCCGGCCCCGCATGGGAGGAAGGCAAGCGGCTGGGGACGCACGTGCAGCACACGCCTGCCAAGGAAGTCGACATCAAGAACATGAATCGCCCGCGCCCAATAACGTATGCGAAGGGTGGCGCGGTCGAACACCGAGAGGTCAAGTTCAAGGCGGCAGGCGGCATGGTCAGTTTTCGCGCTCGCGGAGGTAAGCTTGAGGCTCCGCAGGGCATCGCCAAGGCCACGAAGCTTTCGGGCGGTGCGGGCGGTGGCATCGGCCGGCGCGAGAAGGCGAAAGAGTATGGCCACAAGGGACTGTAGGAAGTCGATGGCGCTCGCTAACATGGGACCGCCAGTGCCACGGGCACCTGAGCGGCCTCCCGAGCCTGTGAGAATCTATGCCGACGATGACGTGCGCTTGCCCCGCCGTCTCTCGAAATTCCTGCAGGAGCGGATCGACAGTTATTCGAAAACCGTCCTACAGGGTGGCTGCACGCTGGAGCTTTACAAAGAACTCACAGGCAAGATCGCGGGGCTGAGCGAGGCCTTGCGGGAATGCGAGTCTATCAGTAAAGAGATTGAATAGCTGGCCACGCGGCGCAGCGTTCGGGGCGACCCCATGCCGATCACAACGGCCACGCGGCCACAAGGTTAGACACAGCGAGCGCCAGCCCAAACGGGCGAGGCGCTTTTATTTTTGAGGGATTAATGGCCAAGTCTAATGCAATGCAGAAGGCAGTCGAGATTTCTGAATCGCGACTTGGGGACAAAGAGCGGCATCTGAATGCGCTGGGGACTTTCGATGCCGAAGTTCTCCACAGCCAAGTAGTCTGCATGACCTACATCCAGCCTTCGGTTACCGAGGGCGGAGTACACCTTCCCGATGTGACTTTGCAGGAAGACCGGTTTCAAGGGAAAATCGCGTTCGTGGTTGCGATGGGACCGGGTGCATTCAAGGACGATAAGGTGGCACAGTTTCATGGGACGCAATTGAGGGTGGGGGATTGGGTTTTCGTGCGCCCATCCGATGGAATGGAATTTTTCTACAACGGCAATACGCTCCGGATTTTCGAGGATGTGGATATCCGCATGCGCATCGAAAATCCGCGGAATTGGTGGTGAGTTATGTTTACCCGAGAAGAATCGTGGAAGATGTCGGAACCTGAAAAGGTTCTTGCGCTCATAAAGGAAATCGGAATTTGGCGGCTGGGAAACTTCGATGGGTGTATCTGTTCCAGTTTCAAATTGCGTGACGTTAATGTGGACATATCCTGCGGCAAGGGCATGGACCGCGCTGCACGCGTCTACAGTAACTCAATGGACTTCATGGAAGATCACGACGAGCAAATGAAGGACATAGCTGAGGAAATAAAGCGGCAAGCGGAACAATCCGATGAGCGTGGACCAATCCCGGTATTTTTCGAGGAATGGAAAAACCCCAATAAATCGGCGAGGGCATAACCAATGGCAGGGGATGACGATATCGTTGTGACGATTGAGGGCGACGATCCGCCGGTGGGCGATCAGGTCGTGGTGGTTGACGCGACCGATGGCAAGACGCGCGCGCAACCCGACGATCCAGTGGAGGCACTCAAGGCGCAGTTGGCCGAAAAGACGGCCGAGGCCGAGAAGGCGACACAGCGCGCCACGACCGCTGAATCGGTGGCGGGCCAGAGCACGCAACGCGCAGCGGCTTTGGAGCGCGAAGTCACGTCGGCCCGCACCGAGGTCGCGCAGAGCACCAAGGCGACAATTGAGAGCGGGATAGCGGCGGCTAAAGCTGAGGCCGATGCGGCGCAGGAGGCTTTCGAGACGGCATTTGAGGCGGGCGACAAGAAGGCATTGAGCGCGGCGCAGCGCCGTCTTGCAGAGGCCGCCGCCGACATGCGGATGCTGGAGCAAGCCAAGGCCGAACTGCCGACGGAGCCGGTGAAGCGCGCGGAACCTGCGCAGCCCGCACCACAGCCGATGAATCAGGCCGAGGCGTGGGTTTCCGGTCTGTCCGGACCATCGCAAACGTGGGTGCGTGCCCATATGGACTACGCGACAGACCCGCGCAAAAATGCCAAGGTGGTTTCCGCACACCATGACGCCGTGGCTGAGGGTATCACTCCTGACACCAAGGAATATTTTGACCACTTGGAAACATTTCTCGGCATGAAACAGAAAACGCAGACAGAACAGCGCGATCTCAAGCCGAACGGCGGCACGCAACCATCGCAGCGGCGACCGAGCGCGCCAGTTGCGCCAGTGACGCCAACGGCGGGCGGCGTGCAAGGCGGTGGGGCCACCGAGGTCAAGCTGACGAAGGGCGAGGCTGAACGTGCCACCGACGGGAGTTTGGTCTGGAACTATCCGGACCCGACTGGCAAAAACCGCTGGCAGAAGGGCGATCCCATCGGCATTCAAGAGATGGCTCGGCGCAAGATGGCGCTGACGAAAGAGGGCCGCTACCACAACGCAAACGTGGACGGGACTTGATGCGGACAGACCCGAAATCTTTCCCCAATTCGGTGCGCGATGCTGTGCAGGAATTGTGGGGCATGGGATACGCGGTTGTCCCGCTTCTCTCTCTTACCGAATTGTTGGACCTCCCCAAGCCGCGAACTGGCATGTCGTATCAATGGCACGACAAACCGACGCTTGATGGCTGGAAGGCCGTTCCGTGCTCGCGGCATCCCGGCTTATTCGCGCCGCTCGGCTCGTCAGACGATATTTGTGTACACCACCTCTATCTGCTGGAGCGGCCAAAAGCCGAAACCGATGCTGCGTTGCAGGCCGCGCGCGACAAGGCGAAAAAGAACGTCGATGACTGGTTTGGGCGGCAAGCTGACCATGGCTTGAGCGGCACGGTGACGGTGCTTGGTGAAAGCGGTTCGCACCGCACCGCTGAGGTCACGGAAATCGGCGAACGGCAGTCGCTCCGCACGAAGGTTCCTCCTGAGATGTTCGAACACTTGGCAGAATTGCTGCGTGAACGCGACCGATTGTTGGTAGCGATGCAGGAGGAAAGCGTTATCTCGATTGAGCAACTTCCGAGCGCCCGCGAAACCTGCCTCAGGGTTGCGATTGAAAACATCAGGACGAAATACGCCGCGCCTGCGGCTACGGAGGCCACCAATGGGTAAGCCAGCAGTACCGACGGCAAGTGAGCGGCTTCAGCGGCTACAAGCGCATACGGCTGCCCCGAAGCGCCGTGGACGCCCTCCTACCCCTCGTCCTGAGGCGGCAGTTGATGACTTGCCGGAAGCCGGGTTTGAGCCCGCGCCCGCACGTAGAGCCGCACGCCAGCCAGCAAGAGCGGCGAATCGGGACACTATCGAGAACACGCGTCGTGGCGCTGTAGTGGTGACGGGCCGTGACGGCGAGCAATTGACGCGCCGCCGCACTCAGGTCGGCGACAAGTTCCACGTCCCGAGCAACGAAATTCCGGACGGCTGGGATTATCAGTGGAATCCGGTCACGATCCTCAATCAGGAACAGGTCGCGCAGCAAAACCAGCATTACGAAAACGGCTGGCGTCCTGTGCCGGCGGATCGCCATGCAGGGCGCTGGACGCGTCCCGGACATACGGGCGATATCGTCGTGGAGGGCCTGCGGCTGGAGGAACGGCCCGAGGCGCTGTCTGAGGAAGCGCGGGTGGAAGGCAAGATGAAAGCCCGCCGGCAGGTGCGCGATCAGGCGGACATTTTGAAGCTTTCGAAGCAAATGCCGGATGGGTTTTCGATGAAGAAGAACCAGCGAGCGGGGCGTCTGTCGGCAGGCGGAAATATCTCGATTACTGTGGACAAGTCCATGGAGCTTCCGCCCGGCGAATACGAGTATGGCGACGACAACGAATAGAGCGCTGGTCGTCCGACACAGCTTCGCAAATCCATATTGGTGGGGATGGCACCGCTATCTCTGGGCCATGGGAACAGCCAAGGGAATTTACCATTGACCGCCGTCCTAATGTTCTGCCCGACGTACAAAAACCAACTCACGGGCACCACGTTGCTTGCCACCCATGCGCAAGCGCAGCACTTCCACAACAAGGGTATTCAATACGGCATCACCGCGATCTCGAATCCAGATGTCGAGTGGGTACGCAATTGGGGGCTGACGCTATTTTACGACAAGCTGAAGCAATACTCGCATTTACTGATGATAGATGATGACATGGGTTGGCTACCCGATCTTGTGACCGACATGCTCGCGTTCGGCGAGCCCATCGTCGGTGCGCTATATCCGAAGAAAACAGCAGAGCGCGAATGGGCGGTTTCTGGCCTGCCGAACCCGCAATTCCGGGGGCCATTTATCGAGGTGGAGGGGTTAGGTTGCGGTTGCTTTCTGATTCGCCGCGACGCGATCAAGACCATGCTGGAAAAGATGCCGGAACTGAGCGACACACGCCCGCACACCACGGACAGCGCGCTATTTCGTGAAACCGGCATCACGCGGCTGATTCGCGCGTTCGACAAAATCAACGATCCCAAGCGCGGGACAGTTTCGGAGGATATTTCGTTCGGACGGCGTTGGCGGGAATGTGGGGGACAGGTGTGGGCGGCGACGCATCACCAGATGGTGCACGTTGGACCGCACGAATACACCGATACCTACATCAAGTGGCAGGCAGAGGAGCAGGTTCGCCGCACCGCGAAGATTGCGGAGAAGATCAGCGAAGCGCCGATCCTGAAGGAAAACCCGGTTCTGCGCGGCAAAGGCTGCAAGCACGGGCTGTTCGTCTACAACCCGAACGACACATTCATCGGGCGCTCGCTGGAAGCCTACGGGGAGTGGTCCGAATTCGAAATCGACATGCTCAAGAACTTCATCAAGGACGGGGACACCGTGATTGATGTTGGGGCCAATATCGGAACCCACACGGTGGCGTTTTCGCGGTTGGTCGGGAAGCACGGCAAGGTATTTTCGTTCGAAGCGCAGCCGCGCCTTGAGGCGATTTTGGCGGCGAACATCAAACTGAACGAGCTGGGGAATGTGTTTTGGGACAACAAGGCGGTGAGTTTTCACGTCCCCGGTGTGCCGCTACATATTGAGGAACTTCCCAGCGACGATACCGAATGCAATTTCGGTAATTTCAAGGTTTTCACCGATCCCGAGAAAATGAACGGCCCGAAAATCGAAATCACCACCATCGACTCGTTCGCGGATGACGGCGACGCATTCGGTATTTCGCCGACCGTCATCAAGATTGACGTTGAGGGCATGGAAGCGGACGTGATTCGCGGTGCGGTCGGGACAATCGAGCGCTGTAAGCCGGTGATATATCTGGACCACGGCGAGGACGCGCGGCCTGAGATCGCAGCGGCGTTGGAGGAAATCGGATATGTCGCCTATTGGCACATGGGGCCGTTTTTCAACCCGATGAATGCCTTCAAGAACCAGACGAACATTTGGCCAGCGCAGCACATGCTTGCCGCGAACCTGATCGCCATCCCGCAACGCAAGGTAAGCGTGGGCATGATCGGGGAAGAACTCGATCCGTATCGCCCCATCCTTGGCCTGCAACTTTACACTGGGCCGTCCGACACATGGCGCGCTGCGATGGAGCGCATGGCGGCGGCTCACCAGCGGCAGGCTGCGGAATAATTGCCATGTTGCCATTTTGGTTAGGTTTCTTGGCGGCTGGAATTGTGTTTGGAAGCGGCTGTTTCTTAATCAACCGTCGACTCAATAAAATTGTGAGAGAAGGAAAATAAGATGAAAAAGTTGTTGATAATCTGCGCTGCCACACTCGCTTCAACCTCGGTCGTGACCGCCGCCGAACCAAAGGAAGCTCAGCCGAGTCCACCTCCGCTCACCATCAACAATTGTCTGACCATCCTGAACGGCCTTGCGGCGCTGGACGGCGCGACCGTGGTGCTCAACGAAGGCAAGCCGAATGCTGAGGCCAAAACGGTTGCGTACAAATTCGGCAACGCGACGCTGCGGATGGACATTCAAAAGAACATCGCCGCGCTTCAAGCCGTCGCACAGCAAACCGAGAAAACGCGCCAGCAGACTTTTTCCGAGGTCGCCGACGGGGCGGTCGAATTGATGCCGAATACGCCGGCTCGGGCAAAGTACGACAAGGAGGTGGCAAAGCTTGGCGAGTCCGCATGCAGCGTTGTGCTGACGCACATCCGGGCGTCCGACCTCAAATTGGACGTGAACGAAATTCCCGGCACGGTGCTGGCGAATATTGATCGGATTCTCGACAAGTAAGCCGGGGCGGTTAGTGTGGCTTACGCTTGACGCCCCACAACATCTGGGATATTGGCGTAATCCACACTAATTTTTCCCGCCCGCCGCGCAAGGCCTGCGGATGAAATAGCCGGACGCACCGGACCGACCCGCCCCACGCGAGCGCGGATTTAACCCGGCCCACCCTCAAGACAGTGCCTGTCAGGAGAAGCCCCCTCAACCGGAGCGGCCTGACGCCATGTCCAACACCGCTGTCTCGTTCGGATTCAAGCATATTGGCTACCTTCCGGGGTACGTCGCCGACTACCAGCTTTCGACGCGGCTGGTTTCCTCGGCCAACACCACGTCCATTTATTTCGGCGATCCGGTCACCAAGATCGGCTCCAGCCAGTACATCGGCGCGCAGACCAGCACCACGGGTAACGTGGACGGCATCTTTATGGGGTGCATGCTGATCCCGTCGACTGGCGGCGCACCAACGTGGTCGCCGTACTACCCCGGCGCTGCTGGCGCGGACGTGACCGCCTACGTGCAGGAATCGCCCGGCGCGCTTTTTGTCGCTGCGGCCTTCTCGACCAACATCAGTTCCACCGCGATCGGCAACAACATCTCGTTCCACACCGGGACGGGATCGACCGTTGGCGGCGGCTTCTCGGGCTACACGCTGGATCAGGCGACGATCACGAACCTCACCACGAACCAATTCCAAGTGGTGGGACTCGTTGGGCTCGGGGGCAACTACGGCGCGGTCGGAAATGGCAGCGATTTTACGAGCGCCAACAACTGGTGCGTTGTCTCGTTCAACTCCCAACGCTTCAGAACTCTTCTAGGCGTCCAATAGTCGGCGGATCAGGGGAAAAGTTTACGACGATGTGTTCGGCCACAGAAAATCGCGGAGATGTTAGTTTGGGTTACGCCGAAAAGCTTGGCGATCTCGACTTGCGTCATCTTGTTTCGCAGCTTTCTGATTTCGGCCACTTCATCTGCGCTCAAGAGTTTCTGGAACAGCGTAATACGGCCAATGTCGATAGCGTGCTGCCTATTACCCTGATCGGTTGTCCATTCCAGATTGATGGCTATGCTGTTTCCTTTGTTGCCATCGATGTGGTTGACGACCGGAAGGTTAAGTGGATTGGGGACGAACGCCAATGCCACGAGTCGATGGACGTGGATCGACTTGCACCGTCCATCTCTAAAGAGATTGACGTTGGCATATCCAAATTTATTCGTGGCGGGGCGGATAATCTTGCCGTCTACTCTTCGGGCCTTAAGTCCGTAGCAGATGCGATCGAGACTTCTGACGCGGCCGAGATTGCTCACCTCGTAGAAATCCCCGAGGTTCGCGACCGTGACAGGTCGCCATTCTTCAATTTGCATGATATCCATGTGGCGGGTGGTCCTTCCGGTCTGATCGGATCGACTATCAAGAACCCGCCGCACGCTACCAACGTGGGCGGGTTCGGCCATTATGGCAGTGCCTTCCAATACTTACAATAGGAGGCGGCCATCCCCATCGCACTCGCACAAATTCGTTCGGAATTGTTGCCGGGGCTCTTTGATGTGCGGGGCTCCTATGAGCAAATTCCGCGTCAATGGGACCGCGTATTCAAAACCCACAAGTCCAACATGGCCGTCGAGCGCTCGACTCAGATGGCGTTCGTGGGTCTGCCGTACCTCAAGGACGAGGGCGCGGCGACGCAGTTCGACAATCAGGCCGGCGAGCGTTTTACGTGGGCGTTCGTGCATATCGAGGTGGCGCTGGGCTACGCGATCACCCGCAAGGCCATCGACGACAATCTGTACAAGGCACAGTTCAACCCGACCAACCTGAAGCTCCAAGAGGCTTTCGCGCAGTTCAAGGAAATTCAGGGCGCAAACGTGCTGAACTTGGGCAACGTCTACAACTCCGCGCAGATCGGTGACGGCGTTGCGCTGTTCTCGACCGCGCATCCGTATGACGGCGGCACATGGGCCAACACCTCATCCACCCCGAAGTCACTCAACGAGTCGTCGCTCCTCGCCGACATGACGAACGTGCGAACGAATTTCGTGAACGAGCGCGGTCTGCGCATCCTGTCCCGCGCGCGCAGGCTCGTCGTCCCGCCGAACCTCGAACAGGTCGCAATCCGCCTGTGCAAGACGGAACTGCGCCCTGGCACCGCCGACAACGACGTGAACGCGATCCTCACGCTGTCCGGCGGACTGCCCGAAGGCTTCATCGTGATGGACTTCCTCACGTCCTCGTTCGCGTGGTTCCTCACGACGAATATCGAGGGGCTGATCCACATGCTCCGTATTCCGTATGAGAGCGATATGTGGGTGGACAACATCACCGACAACCTGCTGGTGAAAGCTTACGAGCGCTATTCCTTCGGACTTAACGATCCGAGGGCGGCCTGGGGGGAATTTCCGACAAGTTAGTTGGTGTGCTATGCTTGGCTCTAAATAGGAGCCAGCAAGTGACGCGCATCAATTCAGACGACGTACGTGAGCATGTAGGTTACGACCCTGCCACTGGGAAGTTTTGGTGGAGGGATGAACCGGGGACCATCTCTACAAATGGTTATCGGTACATCCGAATAAATGGGAAGATGATGCTAGCGCATCGGCTAGCGTGGCTTCTCTACTACGGTCAAACGCCTCCTAAGTTGGTGGATCATATCAACGGAGACAGGCAGGACAACCGGATCGCGAATTTGAGGGCAGCCACGTATTCGCAGAACAGCGCGAACGCCAAACTGCACACGAGGAACACCAGCGGCTTCAAGGGAGCTGCGAAGGTGGTAAGGAAAGGGAAGTGGACAGATAGGTGGCAAGCGACCATCACGGTGCAGAATAAGCAGCTTAATTTAGGCTCGCATTTCCGCACCGCCGAGGCAGCGCACGCAGCCTACCTGAAAGCAGCCCGGGAGCATCAAGGCGAGTTCGCCAACGGCGGTCTTGCTGGTCATGTTCCTGCAAGAGGAATCGAAAGGGACTGGCTGTTTGTAGCTAGTCCGAGGTTTGGATAGAGGAAGCCGGCATGGCCGTACAGACCACGATCAACCCGCAGGGGCCCGGCACGTCGCATTCGGGGCCGATCATGTCGGGTCCGCGTGCGGCGGCGAGCGACAACAATGCTTTCGGCAATCAGGGTATGGCGTTGCTGGCGCAGGTGGTTTTGCTGGCGCAAAACGGGACGGCTGCGGTATCGCGGACGTGTCAGATTCCGAGGCATACACAGATTGTGGACTTCTACGTGGACACCACGACCATTTGGGACAGCGCCACGTCGGCGACGCTCTCGATTGGCACGGCTGCGGCTGACACGACTTATGTGAATGGGCTCGCGTTGGCATCTGTCACGGCTGCGAACGGTAGGCTGAAGCCGACATTTAACACGACGCAAATTGCGGCGATTGGCGATACGGGAACCGTAGAGACCGTGGTTTTCACCGTGACGCCGGTGGGAGCCACGACTGTGGGGTCCACGTTCGTGACGATGCTGTATCGTCAGACGCAGAACTACATCAACAATTGAGAGGGATTGATCCGATGAAAGGCAGAGGCCATAAGAAGCGCGAAGGCGGCGGCCGGCTTGACATGAAGGTTTCGGGCAATCCCGACGTGTTCAAGGAAGCCGAGGGGAAAGAGCCCTACGACAAGGGCGACGAACGCAAACGCGGCGGCAAAGTGAAAAAGCACGACATGCATCCGGAAGGAAAGATGGCGCGTCACCGCCATGATCGGCCCGCGCGCAGGTCAGGGGGCCGCGTTGGAGCCGACAAGAATCCTTTGAGTTCAGCGCACCACAGCGGCAAGACTGGCGAGCGGGCTGCGGGCCAGCCGGACTGACTTGTTTCACGAGGGAAGTGGGCTAGGCCCGATCCGCGCCCGAGGTGCGGGTTGGGCTTTAGTTTTTGGAGAGGGTGAATGTCCAAGCTAACTTCGAAGGCTAGAAACGCTCTGCCGACCTCGGATTTTGCGCTGCCCGGTTCGAGGGGATTCCCAGTTAATGATCGGAATCACGCTGTCAACGCGCTTGCTCGCGCCTCAAACAAGCCGGAGTACATCAAAGCCAAAGTGAAGGCTAAGGTGTACTCAAAATTTCCAGACCTCAAGAAACATGCGGATTGAGCGATGCCCTACAGCAAAACGATCACCTACCTTGCTGGCGCGAGCGGCGCGCAGGCATCGTTTGATTTTGATCCTTCGATTGCGCCGTTTAACGCGGCGATCACTTGCACGCTGCTGAGCGGCGCGACGGCGAACTACAAGCTGCAGTACACGACGACCACTTACGGCGTGACGACCACCGATTCGCAGGCCAACTGGTTCGATAGCCCCGACATTCCGGCCGGCACAACGGCGAGCACCTATGCGGCATTTCTGACGCCGATCACGCGGGCTAGGATCAACTTAAGTTCCCTCTCGGGTGGGAACATGCAGGTGGATGTAATTCAGGGCATGTCCACCAACTGAGGGGCGCACAAATGCTTCGGTATATCTTCGGATTGGCGCTTCTCGGGCTTCTGGCGGCCACCGATGCGTCTGCGCAGGCTCCTCCCACCGTGAAGATGTGCGTGCAGAATGGCACCACATGCACTCCCGTCACGGCGACTGCGCCGTTGCCCGTTACGCCGGACGCCAGCACCGCCCTCACGCCGGTAGTCGGAGGTTCGGCCGTCTCAAGTCAAGTCCTGAAGGGATCGCCGGGCAGTCTCTATTCGGTATATGCCGTGTGCACGTCGGCCTGCTGGTTGATGGTGTTCAATGCAGTCTCGGCTCCGTCCAATGGAGCGACGACGGCGGGCAGCGCTGCCTCCAACATGGTTGAATGCGTTCCGATTGGTGCGGGGTCCATCGGTGGCATCAATTATGGGCCGGGGCCTCCAGCGACCTATTCGACCGGCATCACTGCCGCTATCAGTTCCACGTCATGCTCGACGCTCACGCTCTCCACGGTCGGTTTCATCCATGGGATGGTGAAATAACATGAAGAAACTATTTGGCATTTTTGCAACGTGGCTGCTGCTTGGCAGCGCCGCCCTTGCGCAGGGCGTTTATGGTGGCGCAGCGACCATCTTTGGCAGCGTCACCTATCAGCAATTTGTAACCTCAGCTAACGGCACCTATACGCCCAACGCCAACCTGCTGTTTGCCATCGTCGAATGTGTGGGCCAGGGCGGCGGAGGTGGAGGGGCAGCGGCGTCAGCTACGGGCGTATCTAGCGGGGGTGGTGGGGGTGCAGGTTCGTATTCGAGGGTTGTTGTAACTGCTGCGCAGATTGGCGCTTCGCAAGCTGTCACCAACACCGCTGCCGCCAATGGCGCTGCTACCGGCAACAACCCCGGGACTGCTGGCAACGATACCTCGCTGGGCTCGCTTTGCGTGGGTAAAGGCGGCTCACCGGGCGGTGGCGCGGCGACCACTGTATCCGGCACCGCAGGTGCGGGTGGTGTTACGGGTACGGGCACTTTAACCATTGTAGGCAACCCCGGCTCACGTGGAGGTTCCGGCACTATCACAACCGCTGTTTCTCCTGCTGGTGCGGGAGGGGATGGGCCATGGGGCGGCGGGGCTGCACCAGTACTTGGCTCTGCTTCTGCCGTTAATGGCAACCCGGGCACAGCTTGCGGTTCGGGTGGTGGAGGCGGATCAGTGATTGGATCGGCCTCGACTGCTGCTGGAGGGCAGGGCGGTAATGGCTGCGTGCTAATCACGGAATTCAACAGCCGCTAAGAAAATGACCTCATCCGGCACTTATCTTTTCGCACCATCGACCGGACAATGCGCCATCACTGCATTCGGCCGCGTCGGGGTTCGGATGCCATCATTACGGCAGGAACATTTCAACACAGCGTTCATGGAGCAGAACCTGTGCATGGTGAAATTCTCAAATTTGCAGCCCAACTTGTGGACTGTGGATTTGCAGACGGTGACGCTTACGCCCGGCGTCGCGACCATCACGATCCCCGGAAATACGGTGCTGGTGCTGGACGCCTACATCACGACAAATCCCGGCTCTCAGTTCGGACAAAATAACCGCTACATCACGCAATTGTCGCGAACGCAATATGCATCCCTATCGAATCCGAATACTCCGGGTGCGCCCACTCAAATTTGGTTCGACAAGGTACTGCCGCCAACGATTACGTTTTGGCCTGTGCCGGACAACAATGGCCCCTACACGTTCAGCTACTACCGCGCGGTCCAGTTGCAGGACGCAAAACTTCCGAACGGCGAGACGCCGAACCTGCCGTACCTCTGGTATGACGCCTATGTGGCCGAACTCGCCTATCGTTTCGCGATGCACTACAACACTGCGTTGGAAGCGCAAAGGGCGGCGCAAGCCAAGACGGCATGGGATGAAGCTGCGGCGCAGAATACAGAGGCGTCGAATTTGAGCATCGCGCCGGGGCTCGGTCGCTATTTTCCGCGCTGATCGCGTGCTATAGATGAAGCGCCCCGCGCGCGGGCGTCCCTCATGAGGCCACGCAGGCTTCGCTAGACTGAGAACCTGCGCATGAGCTGGCGTCCGCATCCAAAACGAGCGCGCACAAATCCTTCGTGGCCGGAAGGATGGGCAACTTGCCAGCGTTGCGGCATGATTTCGAACCTCGTGGACCTGCAGTGGCAGTACCAATTTAGGGGATTGGGCCTATACAACACCCAAATTCTCGTTTGCGTCCCGACGTGTCTCGACGAACCGCAACGCCAACTTGGCTCGGTGATCCTGCCGCCTGACCCGCCGGGGCTGCTCAATGCGCGGCCGGAAGCCTACCCAGCCGACGAGTATTGGCCGCGGCTGTTGCAGAACGGAGCGCCGCGCTACCTGCAGACCAAGAACGGCACACTGCAATCGAGCGCGCGGCAACTCCAGTTCAGCAAGTATTTCACATGAGCGCGCCGTTCGTCCCAGCACTCGACACGTTTGCTGGCGGTCAGATGACCGACCTGCCGGCGTTCACGTCGCCGACGCTGGACGGGACGGAATTGTTTGAGATCGTGTCGGGGTTTCCGTCGCCGACCACGGCAGCGAACGCGGTCAACTATTCGGTCACAAGCCTTCAGTTGGCGATTGCCATTGCGACTCTTTCAGAGGCTCAAGTCGTCATTGCGCAAGGGCAAAATACCACGGCTCTGACGGCCTATCCCGTGCCAGTGAACGTCACGCGGGTTTACGTCAACAAAGCAACGCCAGAGCCCACCTACGTCAAGTTCGGGAATGCGAACGCGCAGTTGGCGGACGTGCTCGTTAAGGACATAGCGGGCACGTCGGACGGAGCAGGCAACGGCATTTTCACGACGGTGACGGCGGACACAATCGTTAACCCGACAATCACGGTTCCATACGGAGGGTTTTTCTTCCGCCCCGTCAAGTCGCTCAACATCTGGACCTTGGGAATATCATGAGGCTGTTTCTAATCAGGGCCGTGGCGGGGCTGGCGGGGCTGCTGAGCGCGTCGGCGGCGTGGGCGCAGTGTGGAACGTCCCTCCCGGGCGGCACGCTGTGCGGCAATCCTACGGCCGCTCAGGGGCTAAACCAGCCGATCAACAATCCAGTATTGGGCATCCCCGGTTCCAAAGTGGGCTCCATCGGGTTTGCGAACCTAACGTCGGGAACCGTGACGCTGCAACCCGTGACGGGTGCGCTCGGCACTCGAACCATCCTGATTCCTGCCGCATCCGGCACGATGGCGGTCAACGCCACGGGTCCGATCACCCTCAGCGCGGCGGGCACGATTGCGTGTCCTACGTGCACAACGGGCGG